TTGTGCATGTTTAAAAATATTAACAGAGAAGTTAAACAAATCGACTAATGGTTCTGGCCCGGAAGCTCTTCCACCAAATGTTTTGAGTCGTGCTCCGGCAGGGCGGACGGACTCAACATTCCACTTAGGGATTTCTCCGGCCCAGAGGTGAGCGAGTAGGAGGCGGAGAGACTTTGCCCATCCTTCCTTGCTATCGTGTACGACGATGGTGTGCTCTGAATCAAACAAGTTTTCTGGCACTTCTGGCAAACGGTTAATGTACTTGGATTCAACTGAGAATCCAACACCAGTTCCGCAAAGCAAAATGAACATCGCTTCGTCAAATGACTTGGGGTCATCAATCGGGAGATAGCTGCAATTATATACGCAAGTATTGTCACGGTCGGCACTCTTTCCTGCCGTCATCATGGCGCGCATGGACGGCATCAAATCTAGGTTATGGATAGCATCAAAAATTTCATTCTTTAATTCTGTGTTACTTTGTATTGCTGGGGTACGACTAAAAATATATTCAACGTAGCGGTTAACTGTTTCTGCCCAAGTTTCTCTACGGTGTTTTTCATCTACAAATCTAGCATAGCGACTGGCGGCAATGTATTCTTGATACTGATCCATTTATTATTCTCTGTGTTATTGGTTGATTAAAGGGTAAAAAAGCCGAGGTGGTTTCCACCCCGGCTCGGCCCATCTACTGGGTACTACAACTACTTATACTGCGAAATCTACTGCTGCGGTTGTACCGCCACCTAACTTCTCGCCATCCTCTAACTTTTGGATGTTATTCAAGCCGCATGCAATACCTTTAGAACCTTGAGCATTGTATGGGTAGAATGTAATTGAAGCGCGACCATAGCAGCCGCTGTAAAACTCATCAGGATTGATGATTGGATTTAAATCTGCATCTACTACACCAGGTTTTTGTGCTGAGTTAGCATTGATGAAATAGCTGTTTGCGTATGCTGGGTCGTTTTCACGCTCCATATCGCCATCACGTAAACCACCTTTAACCATCTTTGGAACCGTACCACCGAACACTGCAGCTGAACCTGCTTTGGTGTCGTCAAAAGCCTTTTGCAACTTTGCAATAGTTTCTTTGTCAGACTTAGGAATGATGATTGATACTGAATACTTAGGAGTACCACCTTCGATACCTGAGTATGGTTGAAACACATGGCAAAATGAGAAACGAACTTTACCTGTTACTACTTTTGCTTTTACGCTTTGTGACATGATATTACCTTTATAAACGAAAGAACTGGGCTTCATTCGGGGCCAGTTCGGCAACCCGTACAGCAATTATATACTACTATGAATCTAAATACAAACCATGTTTTGTTAATGCTTGTTTCATGGCTAGTGCGTTAATAAAATCAGACATGACTGTCGTATCTTCTAACGACTGTGGGTCTTCTGAAACATAGTCTATAACATCCCAAACTGTGCTTCTTAAACCCATAACAGATTCTCTCATACTTTTTCCAGAAAGTCCATCGAAATCTTTAATATATTTTTCGATTAACAGATCTGGCACTTCTATTTGTTCACCATAACATTCTACATTCATTTGGCTACCATTACAAGACCTACGTTGCCCATGGCATATCCTAAGAACATTATACCAGTTCCAATGCCGCCCTTAATGAATTGGTCTATTGCTACTACAAGATAGACCAAACCCATTGCCGCAATTAGCCATGTGCTCATACGAAATCCTCTTTGGCAGTTTCTTTTACACGGACTAACTTTGGCGAACCTTCTGGGCGTAATACTAAATCGCCAAGATAGGCTGCTACTTGTTTGTTAATTTTTTCCAACGTTGCTAATGACTTGAGCTTTCGTGGTTCCCAAATCTGCTCTGCTGGTAAACCTTTTTCTACCAACACTGTTGCAGCTAATTCTTGGTCCGCAATTTTGCGGTGTGTTGTAGATGTAGTTAATTTAAAACCCTGTGGAATAATTTCTTTTTCCACTGCACGATCTAACGCATACGTTTCTACATCGTTTACCCAAGTTCTTAAGTCTTGAGCTTTAATTAAGACTTCGCTAATCTCGTCTTCGCTGAGGAGCGGCGGGGCTTTAAACTCTTGCTTGGCAAGCTCTGTATTGAAGTCGCTGCGAGCTCTACATTGCGCTTTAGCTCTGCAGAATTGACAATGATCACCAGGGAGGAATTCTCCTGAGCCACTCCACGCTTTCTTGGCTTTTGGTCGGACAAAATAATTGGCCCAGTCGAGGAGCTTAACAATTGATGTCCCATCAGATGAGATGCTGTCCAAGCGAGGCTGGTGGATTGTGTATTCAACTTCACGGATCTCTGGATATTCTTCTTTAAACTTGCTATACGCTCCAAGAGCATAGAGTCTAAGCTGAGTATTGTCCATTGCTGCGACGGGAACACCTTTGCCAAACTTAAGATCGATGACTCGAATTTTGTATTTAGATAGGATGACAACGTCTGCGGTTCCAAAGCCATCGGCGACCCAATCAGAGAAGTCAACACGTTGCTCAAAAAGAGGAACATCGCCTTCACCAATTTGGCTACGTACATACAAAACATAGTTATCGACGTAAGCCTCGAACTCTTCGTTGTAATATGGTGTTTTTTTAATAATTTCAAATTCACGTTGATACTCCTCAATTCCAATTTGTTCAAAATGATGGCGCAATTTAATCTCTGCAAGACTATGCGCCATTGTGCCTTCTTGTGAAAAATCAAAAGCGCCTGATGCTTTCTTTTGTTCCGGAAGAGTTGCTTCTAGTCTTGCGCTTGGTGTACACGACAACCACCGTTTAGAGCCAGATGCGCTTAATAATGCGTGTGCTGTCAATTTGTTTCTCCTTGATTAACATGTTTATCAAGGTACAGTATAGCACTTTTTAAAGATTTTGTTGAATCTTTAAAATTACCAAGTCCTGTATTACACCACCTGCACAGAATACCACGTATTTTACCTGTTTTGTGGTCGTGATCCACATGCACTTCATAGCTATCATTTAAAATATTTGAACAAATGGCACAAAGATTGTTTTGGCTTGTTTTTATTTGTTCAAACGTTTCTAATTCCAAATTGTATTTTCTTTTTAGCCACTGTGTTTTGTTTTTTAACTTTACTTTTTCTGTATTTGCTAAATAATAATTTGCATGAAATTTAGCATAACAAGTTTTACAGTTTGATCTAAGGCCGTCTTTTCTGGCTTTGTCTTTGTGATATTGGGAAAGCGGCTGATTAACACCACATTTACTGCATGTTTTCATTTGATACCCTCATTGGTTTATTGGTGGACTATCCAGTGAATGAGCACTGGCAGGGGAGCTACCCTTTTCGTCCTTTGGTATTATACTACTCTTTTAATGCTTTTATCAAGTCATTTACTTCTTTTGCAAAATCAATTTTCACTTCTGCCTTTAAATCAATTTTGGTATCACGTGTTTCACGATAATCATCTGCAAATTGACCACGTAAAGCGATCTCTGCCAAGCGGCTGTTAAAGCCCTTGTTGTTAACGTTAGCTAGAATCTCACGTTCCCAATAGGCTTGGCTATGGGTCTTTGCTGTTTCTAGGGCATCAGCAAACTCTTCATGGTTTTTCTTCCATGTGTCTGCCACGTTCTTGTTGATGCCAATTTCGGCGAACATCATTTTTTGGGATGCGCCTTCCTTACCCAGTTCAATCATGCGATTGCACATCTCGGGTTTGAAAATATACTTTGATTTTGGTTTAGCTGCCACACTTCCACCTTTTTAAAGATGCTGCTTTACGTGTTGGTTTGCCGTTCTCGTCCTTCATCGGACCTGGCATGCCAGACATGCGAGCACAAAATGATTTCTTTCTTGGGCCACCTTCTGGTTGAGGGGCTTTTAAATGAGAACCGGTTTCACGGTTATATTTTTCACGACCTTTGGCTGTAAGACCAGCACCTTTTGATACTGGTAACTTTTCACCACGACCTACTGCTAATGATACGTTGCCGCCCGCTTTCATTTTAGGTAGTTTTTTAAAGTCGTTCATTTTTTCTTTGCAGTCTTGGCTGATTGTTTAAATGCTGAGGCTGTTGGGGCGCCTTTGGTGCCAGGTTTACGCATCTTCTCGCCTGAGCCAGCTTTAATGCGCTCTTGTTTAGCATGAATGTTGGCATAGAGGCCGGGTTTAGTTGCCATAATATCTCCTAATAATTGGTGCCCCCACCATGATTTGAACACGGGACCCCCTGATTACAAATCAGGTGCTCTACCGACTGAGCTACAGGGGCGGTACTTCTTAGAATATAACTGAAACGCCTGTCATCTTTTTGGCGAGGTTAGTCAATTCTTTTGTTGTATTGCCGCTGATAAAGGTATTGATTTCAATAGCCTTGTCGATAATTTCTTCCATTGACGGAAACTTTGGGGCTAGTTCTGTAGCTTCTTTAGAGGTCTTATTTAAGACTTCCCAAGCTGCTAAGTTAGCTTCATGCTGTTTGATCAAAAGATCTTTAGCTGTGTTGAAAATGGAAAAGCGTAGTTCAAATGGGTTCATATAATACTCCTGTGTGTTGTGTGTAAAATAGGGTGTCAAAGCGTCTCCCGACGAGTTCTACTGCCCTATTTATACTAATGCAAAAACAGGGTATTTTCCGCCCTACTTATCATCCGGAACAATGATTTTGCGTACATTCTTTTCTTCCTTGGCTTTTTGCTGCTTTTCCAAGTGTTTACGAAACATAGGCATCATTTGGTTTACCATCTCTTTGGTCATAGCTTCTGCCAAAAGTCGGTCTTCCATTTCCTTTTCTGCCGAAGTTCGTTTAGTGCGCTCTTCTACAGCTTGGAGAATGTTGTTACTAAAACCTCGATGTTTCAACAATTTCTTGATGAAATCATCCATTAGTTGGTTCCTCTGTTGGTTCTGCAGCTGCAACGGCTTCCAATGATGCTTTAGCTTTTTCTACTTGAGGTCCAATTTGTCCTTGGATTAAATCAATAAATCTAGCTAACGCAACAGTTTGGACTTGTTGTGGCATGTTAAGAATATTAACCAAAACGTTCCAATCTTGAACAGTAAGTTCTAAGGTTGCTGTCATTGTGTTTAATTGTTCCATAATTTTATCGCTCATTTTTTACTTCCTTTCTTTGGTTTAAAAAAATCTTCTCTTGCTGCTAATTTAACTGGATCAGTACAATACTGATTCAATTCAAATACTCTAGCTGACATATCCATCAATTGCCAGCAACGCATCTCATGCAAAGACTTTAAACCCAATAGCGCACTTGCCATTTCGTCTTCAGTCATTGGTTTTTCTGCATCGCCATGATACCTATAAAGTGTCTCAATATCATCGGCAGTCTGCCACACTTTATAAATAGCGTCTTCTAAATCAAAATGCGTGTATTTTTTCATTTGCGTTTCTTTGCTTTTTTAATGTCTGCTTTAAAGTCCACACTATACCAGCCACCAACTAATTCTAAAGCGGGCAACATTTCTTTCCAAGCTGCTATATCATCTTCATGCCAGCCTGTGCCGTTCTTTAGCATATCATTTAAAGATACATAGCTGTTTGCCAAACTAGCTGCCACAATTGCATCTGCAAAATCATCATCAACTTCAATTATCATTTACCACACTCCGGGTCCGCAACGCCTGCTGCAATACGCTTTTCTAATTCACGATCGATATACCAACGGGCTTTTCGTAAGTCTTCTATTGCGTCTTTTTTTAAATCGCAACGCCAGATATATTTAAGAGCGTTACCCAAATTAAAGCTCATGTGTTCAGTAATCTGAATGCAATCAATACCACTGGGGTGGCTTGTATAGTGTTTAGGACTGTTGACTAGATCTTGCATTTCTCAAACCTTTAAGTTCTTTTTCCATAATCTGTAGCTCTTCCATGCTTTCACAAACCCAGATTCCCAATAAATCTTTAAAGCGGCTAGTGTCGATATCTTCCACACCAGTGATGGTTTCCATAACATAATAACCTTTAATTTTATGTTCGACAATAAAATGACTCACAGTTTAAGTTCCTTTTTAATAAACTCAATTCCCCGTGCAAAATGATACCTCCAATACTTTTCCGATACGTGTATGTCCATGTAGGACTGACCTTCTAGAAACGCAATAAAGATTTCTTGTTGCTTATATGGCATTCTACCATCAATTAGCCTTTTTATGTCAATTATATCTTCAGAATCCCATGGAAGCCAGCCCTCGACGTTGTTTGTAGACGAATTGTCTAATTCATCTTGCTCTAATGGATCTGGATCCTCGTCAGATAATCTTGGGGTAACTGCTTTTATTTTTTTCATAGTTCCGTATCAAAAATAGCTGATGAATAAATATTACCCATGCCAGCGGCTTGGGAAAGAATCTTTTGTTTTTTATTTACTGCAACTACATGAGATAAATACTGTGAATCGTTTTTTGTTCGATTTGGAATTGGTGGTATTAGACAATCTTTTAAACTGTCTAGTAACAAACAAGTCTCTAATAAACCCGATGCGCCCATTGTATGCCCTATGCGTTGTTTAAACGATGTTGCGTAGAACGGCGAATTAAACATGGTTGATAGCGCTTTGCGCTCAGCCTCGTTATTAGATTTTGTGCCAGTGCCGTGGGTCTTGACGATACCTATATTGCTGGGTGTGACACGGGAAATCTTCATTGCCATAGTAGATGCCTTTACAAAACCCTCACCATCTGAACGCTGACCTATTGCGTTTGTGCTGCGTTCCGCAGATGTATACGCCCCTAACAATCGTGCGTGTGGTGAATGCGCATGAGAATCATTCTCAAATACTACAAACGCAGCACCTTGGCCAAGATTAAATCCTGTGTTAAAAGAATCAAACGCAGATGGTTTGATGCCTGTGTCTTCAATATCTTTGGTAAGCGATGCTTTTGATTCACCAAAAAACTTTAGCACTAGGTTGCTTACGGT